TGATGATCTTGAGTTATTAAGAATCCTTTATTCTCCTCTGTGACGTTTCTATTGAGAACTTCAACTAGCTTATTAGCTAATGTTTCTGAAACCCATGAATGAAGGTTATCAGTTGAAGCCTTATAATCTCCATTAACGATTATATCTTCATCTCTGATGTGTCCTATAGCTGCGACGATATGTTCTACGTCAACCGGTTCACTTATTAGTTTGAACACACGGTGTTTACTCAGCACTCTCCACATAAATGTTTGTAGAGGCTTAAGAGCAGTATAGGTTAAAGGCGGTCCTTTTGATATGACACGCACTTTCAAGGCTTCCGATAGTCCTACTGATTTAACAACTGGTATTTCAGACTTTGCTTTAGCATGGATATGGTCGAACATTTCTTCCCATTTTCCTCGGAAACGACTCTCGTCGTATTTTATACCTTGCACATCGAACTCTTCGCGCAATTGATCGAGATAAGCTTGATCAGCCACTCCTTCATTACCGTATTTTTCGGTTATCTTTCCATATGCTTTCATACTGGTTGATACGAAGGTTATCAGGTCCTTATCTTGTTGATAGAAAGGATCATCTGATATTATCTCGTCGAATAATGTACCAATTGCACCTCCGGCAGATCTGGAGTTATTGTAATTGGCTGAAGTTGAAGGACAAAATGGTTCATAATGATGTTCCTTTGTATAAACCTCTTCTTCAAAAATTTCTTCTATTATTCGTTCTAATTGCTTGCACATCGTCTCTTTATTCAAAACATTGCTGCCGTTTGCCATCCAATCTATTGGACACAAAATGGATTCATCAGGCAAAGGACCTGGTTCCGTACATAAATGTTCAGCTGTTTTGTACTCTGCTGCTTTGACCATGTCATCGGTCGGTCTAGGAAGACCCATCTTAGCCATATTGATAGTTAAGATGAATTCAGCGAATAGCTCTCTATCTCGATTTTGTAATCGTTTCTGGTAAGTGATAAACTGACCACAGAGAAGACAATTAGGTTTGTCATCTGGAGATAATCCTTTAAGAAGAGGCATTGGGTCTGAGCCTTCAGTCTCAAAGTGCGCATAAAATGCAAGAGTCTTATATTTAAAGAGAGCGACCCACTCGAGTTCACCATTTTCTTCTAAATAGAATAAAAAATGGCAGAGTGATCGATTTAAAGAATCGTAGTACTTTTGATCGTACAATAGATTTTCTTTATTTCGCGGCCTCTGTAGGGGTCGAGACATACCAAATAAATGGTAAATCTCAGAGAGTGTTTGAACTCCCTCTCTGACTTTTTCGAAGACAACTTTTGAGATCTTTGTTTGAATCTTTTTCAGATACAGATCGTAAGTCAATAGTTGTTTGGAGTTTTCACCAGCTACTACCATTGCTGTGAAAGCCGAAACTTTCGTAGATGTCTCAATTACTTGAGATAACATGTCTTGCTTTACGTTTAAGTCTAACGTGGGG